AGAGTTCATTTCAATCTCAGTTAATTTAGGTACTATATCTGGAACACCACTATCTAAGAAATGATAGTGTTTTGTGAGTGGTTTCAAACCACTAGCATAGAATCCAACATTTCTAGATCTCATAAATGGATCTACAATACTTGATACCTTTGTACTTTCAACGTAATCTTTTTCCTCTGATGGACCAACTAATTTGTTTGAAAAACTTTTTTCAATCCTTCGAGTGACCTGTGTACTACTACTCGCTCTTCTTAATGTTTGAGTTTTGGTATAAGTAGTTCTACCACTACGTCTGGTAGATGTACGGCTATATTGTTTTCCTCTAGTAGTAGTTGTCTTACCTCTAGTTTTTGTATCTGAAACTACATTTGTACTTTCGACCCATCTCGCACCAGTTGATTCTATTCTTGCATTATTAACATATATGGTTCTTGTCCAATTATCAGAAGGAGGATCTAATATTACTAAACCTGAAAAAGCAACCACATTGAATGGGTTAACATTTTCAACTGATGTTGCTTGAGGTTGTTCAATCCAATCTATTTCTTCATAATCTAATGTAATTAAGTCTCCAGTTTTTTTACAATTTGAATCTAAAAGTTGCAAATTAGAATTCATATCAGCAGTTTTAACATCGATTGCAGTATTCAATGCAAGTTCAGGATTCATTGACCAAAAATCAACTGCAGAAATCAACTCTTTATTGTCTACATCAACATCACATTTTGAACCACCTTCAGGATTAAAATCAATAAAATCTCTATTTTTAAAATTGTTTACAACAAAACCAGTTTTAAATCTGTTTAAACCATTTGCATCTTTAACTGAGAAAGATTTAGTGTCTAATTCTAATTGACTTAGTGATGTTATTTGCTCTAAATTTTCAATTCTTTGTTCAAGTGCTCCAATATCACGCATTGTGAATCTACGATTATCTTTTAATCTAATCTCCGCATCTCTTATATCATACAAATATGGTGGTAAAATTATTGTTGCAATTTCCATTGCATCACTATTACTTGAAGGTTCAGTAGGATTTTCTGCTGACTCTCCGAGAAATACCTCCATACCTTCATCATAATCCATAAGTAACTTATCAATTCTACCAAGATAATGATTAAGACCAAGTAATGCACTTTCATTTGGAGTGATTACATATGGATTTGTTGATTCAAAAGCTCTGCTTGTAAATGCAAATGGTGAGGCTCCACCACCACCATAAACATATGGTGATACTCTAGGTCGATAGTCAAGAATATCTGATGCTTGAATTCCAGATATATCGGGAAGATCTTTAGTATATCTTTCTGGTGAATATGAATTGACTGTAAAGAAATCTCCACTATTTCCACTTGCTACTTGATATTGATCAAATATAATCAAAAGTTTTTTAGATGGAACAGCAGAATGAGCATTTCTAATAATTCTAGAATAATCACAATATTGATCTTTATGACCTTTATCTAATGAATAATTACTTGTTCTATCAACAAAGTTACCAATAGTTACTCCCTGTAAAACAGTCTCTACAGATGACTCATTAAATTTAACAATTTCTCCAATTGTAAATGTGCTATCATTTAAATATACAAAATCAACAGTATTTGCAGTTCGACTTACAATTTGTCCAATTGCACGACTTTCTTGACCTTTTATTTGCTCTCCAACTATAGTGCTTGCATTTAGTGCTAAACCAGATACAAATGTTAGTTTATCTAAAACTGGTGTATTTGTATCTTTAGATTCATAAACAGCATGCACCTTAACAACATCTGGAACATTTAATGATATTTCTTCATCTTCAACTCTCAATCCATAACCTCTACTCTGAGATAATCCATTAAATGGAGTTGCAACTCCTTGAGTTCTTGTTACTTCAAGTGTTTGACTCCTTAAGTAATCTTTTGATTTACTTGTGATTCCAAGTTTTTTGAGTGTTACATTAACAGTCGCATTTTGGTTATTTTTAGATAAACCACTAAATGTGATTGTATTTGCATTATTTGTAATTGTAACTTGATCTCCTGTCAGTTTTTCTGTTGTACCGTCACTATAATGAATTGAATATCTTTCTGTATCATATGGTTCAAAGAAAACACTTGTGATTCCAACTGAAGTTGTTAAACCAACTGATGAGTTAAATGTTATCGCATTACCACTTATATTAGTTGCACCACCAGTTATTTGTTTTGAAATAGTTAAGTCAGAAGTTCCAAAATCAACAAGTGAAACATCTGATTTTGGTAATTCAGCGTAAATTCCAGATTTTTCAAGATTTAAAACTCTGGGAACTTTAACTCTGAATGGGGAAGTTGTTGTTTTACTTGTTGGTGCTGTACCACCTATATTAACACCAGTAACAGTTGTTGTTGCTGCTAATGTCAGTGTTTTACCTTCAGCTGATATGCCAGTAACCTCATTGAAATTAGGAGTGCTAGATTCACCATTGAACGATATAATTGAACCTGTTTGTATACCTACTTTACCTGCAAAATTACGATTTACTGCTGTTGCAGCAGTTCCTACAATATTAATTTGATCAGTTAAAGAAAAACCAGGCAATACACGGTCATATAATACTGTATCAGCACTGAAATCAGATAATAAACCAGCATCAATTCCATTCGCATCTTGAAATACTGATTTAACATCATCAATTGTATATGTTACTATTTCTCGAATAGATGGTTTCTCATATCCACTTATTCTTTCATTAATTACTAATTGCTCTCCAACAATAAATGTTCCTGTTGTTTGAGATACTACTATTTCATTAGATCCTGTAGAACCACCATCTTTAGCAGCAAAACCTTCAGCACCACTTGAAAGACCTCTGATTTTCATTCCTTTTACTACACCTGATGCTGTAAATGCACTACACTTTAATACAGTAAATGTTTGAATATCATAAAGGTATAGATCGAAACTAGATGCTGTATCTTTGTAAGTATCATCAGTCAAAGAATAAAAGTAAACTCTTGCTTCACCTACTTGAGGACCACTTGCAGCATTACTAGCTCCTTTTCTATCACCATGAAGTTGAATAATATTTCCTGTGGTTCCTCCAATACTGACAACAGGAGCTCCTTGGGCATTGTTTACCCTAATTAAACTTCCCATTTCAAAAGGAACTGATATTCCTTGGACAGTTTTAGTATCTCTTGGTTTTTCAACATCTAAAATAGTTGTACCAGATACTTCTACGTCAAATCCTTTTATATAAGCTCTACCTGGTGATATATTAACACACATTAGATCCTCATCAGGTTCATTTCCATCATCAGTAAATCTATCATCAGTGAACAACCCATCCGAATCTATCTCATCATTTAATGATTCCTGAATGTTTACACGAAACTGTTCAACAGAATAATCACCTGATTCGTCATATGTTCTTCTTGCAAAGTAAGTTACTATTTCACTATAAATTGATTTATCTTGTAATTTTTTAATTCCACCATTATCAACTCTCAGTAATTCTATAAAATTTGTATCTTCATAATCAGTTAGTGCTTTTTTGGATAGTTTTACGGATATTTTAAAACGATCTGCACCTGGTGCTGCAAAGTTTGTAAATCCTTTTGCATTATCATATAATGAATCATCATCATTTGAGTTTATAATTTCCTCAGATATATCAAGACCTACTCTATATGATGGAGTAACTGAATATGGATCTAAAATTATTAAAGATGATGGTACATCAACAAAACTTCCTCGAATAAAATATACACCTGCATTTACACCAAAAGCAGTACCTGTTGCAGTTGCTTCTTCTGATGCCAATGTTAAAACAGTTTCACCTATTGTTATTGTAGTATTTCCATATGTTAATGGTTCTTCTAATATTAATACTTCACCATCTGGAAAAGAAGAACTTTCACCATCAGTTCCAGACTGTTGATATTTTAAGAAAATTGTTATTTTATCTACACCCTCTGCTGGAGGTAATATAAAATTCTTTATTGTTGCAACGATTCCTGATGTTTGACCTCTTACTCTTAATCCTTTACCATCATTAGCTGCTATTATATTACTTAAGTAAACAGAAACATCAATGCCGAGATGTGTATCATTTACTTTTGCAGAAAAATATGTATTATCATATTCAATAGCACCAGGTATGACCATTGAACCTTCTTTAAACAGATGCTTACCAAAAGATTCAACTTGATTTTGTAATAGTGACTGTAACCCAGTTAACTCCCTTGCCTGTACTGGATATCCAGGTTTAAATAGGATTTTATAAAATTGATCATCCTTATTGAAATCATCATAATAAGGTGATATATTTAAATTAGTCTTTTGTGGCATTTTTAGAATTCGAGTATGATTTTAATGTCTTCTTTTTGACGAGAGTTTCTAACAATTAATGGTCTATTATCTAGGTAAACTATTTCACCTGACCCTTTATTTATCTCAGAATTAGAAAGTCCTGAAATAAAGTTCACTCCTAAGTTAATTAATTTATTACCTGTAGGATTTGTTGTTATACCAGAAAAATCTCTAGAAATTGCTCCAGAGAAAAATGAACTCTTTCCTGTAACATTATTTGCACCAACAACAGATTCAAAATTATATATTCGACCTGCAGTTGAAATACCTGCATAGTCAGTGTGATCGTATGTCGTTCTATTAAAGTTAAGAGAACGATCTCTAAAATATTTTAATACTTTAGTTTCTGAATCATACGAAGCAATATAACCTGTCGAAACTTTTCCTGTATTTGGAGATACTGTTAATACTTGTTTAACTTCTTCACCAACTTGTGGTACTCCAGTTACAGTGTCAAACTTAACTGCTTGTAATGAAGAGTAAGTATTATCAGTATATGTAACTGATGTTCCTACTTTTGTAGGATTTTTTACCACACCAACTTGTGAAAACTTTGTATCTATTGGAAAATCCTTAGTAGAATCATCAAATCTTGCATAAACAATAACTCTATCCGTTCCTAATTCAGTATAAACATCTGAACCATGACCTAAACCTGGTGGAATGATAGGTATGAGTTTCGCTCTACCAGTAGATGTACTAACACCACTACTTAAAGTTCCTAAATCAACAATGCCATAACTATAACCTTTACCTCCAGCACTTACAGTAACATCTGTAATTGTACCATTTACAACATCGACTCTTGCTTTTGCACCATCACCATCGCCTATTATATCAACTTCTTGGCTTAAACCATTAGCATAACCACTTCCTGCATTTTCAATGTATACGTGTTTGATTTGGTTCTGGTTTACAGATGAGTCACCGTTTTCACGGACTGATCTAATTTGAGAATCCTGACTAGAGTTCCAACTATTTGGGACAGTAATAAATTCAGTTGAGTCAAATTTAATAATGTCACTAGGTGAAACAGTGAAAAGATACTTCCAAAGATATCCATCACCACTATTTCCTGCTTTTGATGGTTCCAAATCAGTGAAGGTTGGTTCATCTTGGGAGACATTTCCAAGTGGGTTAGAACCTGTTGATCCATTATCAATACAAACGTAAACTTTGAAGTCGGAATTAAGTACGTAGTAGTTCGCATCATATAATCTATTTGCTGCTGTTAAAGGACTTGGATTTTCTACACTATAATCATCTCTATAAATTTCATATCTACTTCCTGCAACCCAATCAACTCTTCTTATAATTCTTCTAATATTAGAGGATGCTATTTTTTTACCAAACATCATCGTATCACCTGTATGTGAACGATATGAAAAACTATCAGTTGGTGCAGGTGTACTAGAGTTCCAATTAGAAGACCTACCATACCCAACTAATGTTGAAGTACCAGCTGGATTAGGTAATCCAATGAAAACATAATATGAATTATTTGTGTTTTCTACTGATTCAACAAAATTGTTAGCGTTTAGTATTCTAAATTGATCAGTAATAATCGCTGACATTGTATCTAAACTTTTCTTTTCCTTTTATTTATAGAGGTAATGTAATCAAATTCCAAACACTCTAATCGCACCTGATGATCTAAGACCTCTAAGAGACGATGTAGTGTAGTTCTTTCTTTGTATTGTTGGGAAGGTTGCCAAACCAGAATTGACTGTCAATCCAGTCACTCCGATTGAAATTGGACTACTACTCCTAGATGCATTATATATTCTACCCCAACTGATTCGACCTAGATGTGTAGCAATACCAGGATTACTATTATTAAAGTTTCCTGTGAGTCCAGCTCCCACACCAGTAATTTGTCCATTCTGAATATTACAAGTAATCTCACCATTTTCACCAGTAGAAGCAACTGCGTGAACTTTATAGATGTTATCTAAGAAAGTTGATCCAATTCCCACAATGGATGAATTATGAGTATCAACAGATGTAATACCAGTTCCAACTGTTGTATCTTTGATAAACACTGGATAGTTTACTAATAGTGAGTTCGCTGCTTTATCTGCCCTAAAGAAGAACTTAAGTGCTGATTGACCACTAACTGTAGTTGTACTTATGCCAGTAATAATACCAGTAAATCCTTCTACATTACTAATTGATGTAATTTTTTCAGTTTTAAAAGTTGGTAAGTTAATAATAACTTGTGGTGGAGTTACGTTTGAATAACCAAATCCTGCATTAGTAACATTTATCGCTGATATTGAACCATTTGTAATTGTAGCAGATGCTGTCGCAGTTGTTGCCACTCCTACAGTTCCATCAGATTGTATGAATGTTGCAACTCCAACTAATGGAGAACTAATTTTTACTGTAGCACTATCATATCCACTTCCTACATTTGTAATATCAATTGAAGTTATTGTACCTGCTGCAGATACAATCGCTGTTGCAGATGCACCAACATTTACTTCCCCAGAAGTTACAAGAGCATCAACAGTGTTATATTCTAAATTATAGTCACCATCAGTCTCATCTGGATTAGTAGCGGTTAAATGATCACCTTTTTCATAGAAGAATACCTCTGCATCATCAACAAATATACCGTTAGTATTTTGTGCTCCAGATGTAGTTGTGTAATCACCAATTATTTTTGAGGTAGGATAGACTTGTGGTTCAAGAATTTCTCTTGATTTATCTATTTTCTTACCACCTAAGATAATATCAACTTTTTGTTTTGTCCATCTGATTGGTTTATTATTATTTTCATCAATACCAGCTCCAGTGTAAATATCAGTCTCAACAAGTTTTGCACCAAGTAATTCTTTTAATGTTCTTTCCGCTTCTTGTGAAGTTGTAAATCCAACAGGATGTTTGAATAATCTTAATTCATCACCAATCTTGACTGTTTGTTGGATATCTGCAGTATCTACATCAACTCCATCTTGTCCTTTGTAGAAGAAGATATCAACTTTTGCTTCAGGTCTTGGTGCTTCAACAAATTCAAATGTAGTACCACCTTCAAATGTATATGCAGAACTTGGTTCTTGTAAAACACCATTTATGAATATGAGAAGAACTGAGTTTAAATCAATTAATTGTGAACGAGAATTATTAAGATCTTTTTCAAAACTTAGTAATTGACCGTTGAAGAATAACGGGAATCTTGTTCTTGAACCATCTTGTAAATTTTGAATACTATCAATAAAGTCTATTTCACCAAATTGCCAAGCAGAGAATTTATCTTGGAAAATTTGTGTAACCTCTAATTCAAATTCTTGTATTGGTGCGGATAAATGTGATGCAGTTACTAATCCAACTGGTTTAAACTTATCACCAACTTTGAATGAATGTCCAGGTCTTGCGATAGAGAATTCTGATATTTCAAAAGTAGTAGATCCAATACCAACAGTTGTTTTAGCAGCACTAACTTTTACATCAACTAATAAAAGTGATCCAGAATCAGTTGTTGCACCTATACCCTGTCTTGAAACACCTATAATTGGTAAATTATCATAATTTGGTTCAGGAATTATAATTTCAGGATTAACATAACTTGTACCAGCAGAAACAATATTAAATGCAAGTGTACCTCCAACACCTACTGTTGCTGTTACAACTGCACCTGTACCACCGCCACCACCTTGACCAACATTTAATGTAATCGTGTTAGTTGTAGTTGCAGTAATCGCAGTTTGAATACCAGCGATAGGATCTGAGTTAGGGAAACTTGTCTTAGATACTGAACGAGGATATGGATGGTCTGAGAAGAAATTATCTTTTGAACACTTGAATACTAAACCACCAGTATCAATACCAACTGTATCACTTGTGGATAATCCATGACTTGAAATTGTAAGTACCAGAGTTCCTGTATGAGATGTGTAAACTGCATTTGTTGCAGTAAACGCATTACCAGCAAAGTTTGATTGTCTTATTGAACCTACACCAGCACTTACAAATCTATGAACATATGCTTGATCTGTAACACCAATTGCAACAGAACCACCACGATATCCTGAACCAAATGTAAGATCTTCAAAGAACTCATACGCATTACCACCACCTTGATAAGTATGAGGTATTGTGCTTGCACCTGCCTGAACTTCAAATGTTCTATCAGAAACTATACCAACAACAAATAATGGTCTTTCATGATCTTGGAAGATTGTTGTTGTGACACCAACATATCCACCACCACCAATTGTTTTTACTGAGTTTGCAGCAGCGGAAACAAATGTATGAACATACTGGTCACTTGCAGCAGATGCACCAACATTAACTCTAAATGTATTTGTAGTTCTGTTACTAACTGTTAGATATTGACCAGCAGCAGGGTCAGTTGCACGAGGATAACAATGAGTAGAATTATTACTATCTTTGTCACAAGTAAAGCAAATAGAACCCGTATCAAGAACAACAGCATCACCATTTGCTAATCCATGATTTGCGATAGTTAATACTAATACACCAGTTGCTGGATTATAAGTTGCATTTGTTGGTGTACCAACAACTGTTTTTGGACATACAAATTCTAAACCTTTAAGTTTAACAGTATTTGGTCTTTCTAAACCAAATCCATGAACACTGTTTGTAGTAACTGTAATAATACCTGTGAGATTATCATATGCTGCAGTTTGTATTCCAAGATTAAATCCTGAAGATGTGCCGATACCAACAATACTTGTTAATCCACCAGTAGCATTTTTAAATGCTTTTACCTTTGCACCTTGTAATGGAGCATATCCTGTGCCTGGTGTTGAACCTAATGAAACAATTAATCCACCTCTTGGAACTTGGTTTTGATTAATATCAAATTCAGATACGATAAAATCACCATTTGTAGAAGTGATACCACTGAACTCCACAGTCGATATACCAGCTGTTGTGTCTGATATAAATTCATAATTATTTCCAGTATTGTTAATTGTTTTTGGAGTTTGGAATACACCGTTAATGAATAAAACACCGTTTCCTACCCCAATACCTGAAGAAGTATTTGCACCACCCACAGTTAATGAATAAGTTTTACCAATACCAGTAAAGTTATCGGATATATCATCAAACAACATATTTGTTGTATAATTACTTCTTAAGAATGTTCTGCCACTAAAGTCTGCTTTTACAAATGGTAAGTTAGTTTCATCTCTCCTTGATCTATTATTTCCTTTAGGTGGTTCTGCAAAGAACACACTACTTTCAACTATATTAAATGCACCTCTATGAACCCTCGCTGTAGTGTTTGCAAGGTGTGAAGTTGCTGCAATACCTAATTGACCTCTTTCAACTTTTACAACTGGTAGAGTCGCAATACCTAATGCTACATCAGTTGAATCATTAATTACTCCTTCAGAAACACTTGAGAAACCAACTTCAGTAACTTTCACATACTCATCATCAATTTTAAGGAAGTCGGTTGGTGCAACTGACCCAATTCCACTTAATACAAACTGTGAAAGTCCAATACCTATATTTGAATCTAAATTATGGGTAATAGAAGTAAATGAAACTGGTTGTTGTACAACACCATCTAAACCAATAATTGTTTTTGTTAGTTGTTTTCTCATAGTAAGTTTATGAGAATTACCTCCACCAAATCCTGAAAATGTTACCGCAATACCTGTTGAAACATATTCAGGTCTTGTATATAATTCAAATCTATTTTCATCAATAACTTTAGCATAAACTGTGCTTGGTAATAATGTTGTTACAACACCAGCAATATTAGATGTTGAACCAATAGAGATAGCAGTTCCAGCAATACCTATAAATGTAGAATCAGGAGTATAAGTTAATTCTTCATTTGTGTTAAAGAAATGACTTGGAATACTAACGACACTTGTTGTAGTGCTGATTGTACCAACAGGATTAAAAGTTTTAGAATAAATTGGAACTTCATTATGTTTTAATACAAAATCTTTTTTGTTAGCTCTAAGACCAGCAGCACCATCATAAGTTGTTAAGAAAACTTTTTGATTAACAGTACCATAAGTTAAATCAGGAGGTGTGTTTTCAAAATCACTTGCTGTATATAATATTTGATTGTAAGATTGTACCTCAATTAATGAATCAAATTCTGCATCTGGATAAAATCTTAAGTTTATGTTATCACCACTTATTTCACCACCAAATGTTCCAATACCTGTTGTTGATCCTGCAGATACAAATGGATATTGAACAGTTAAAATATCATCAACATCACGAATTGATATAACTTGATGAACTGCAGATGTTTCCCCACAAGAAACTCTGACTAAAGATTTAACAGTACTATCAATTAATTTGTTTATTGTTGCATATGTTATTGTACTTGCAGTTCCAGTAACATACCCAGATTCTAATCTTGCACTTCTTTCAGCACCTGCAGGTTGACCAGCAACAGAAAAACGATAAGTTCCAATTCCAGATGCAGTTGAACCCAAGCCAACAACATTTGATCTAACTGTAAGAGGATTAACTCTATCATTTTCAACTTGTAATTTAACTAAATTATTTTCAACTCTTGCTGTTATAACACCAACAACACTATTACTTAAACCAGATGATGTATCAACATAAGTTTGAGAAATTGTTGTATCTGTTCCATCATAATCAACAATGACCTCGTTATAGTTCATTTCTTTTGTCAAACTATCTTGAACTAATACAGAAGCATGTAAACTGTTAAAATCGTATGAAGGAACTTCAATAATAGATGAAGTTGTGAATCCGACAGTTGTTGATCCAACACCAGCATTTACACCAGTTAAATCAACGCTACCAATTCCGTTTGTACCAATACCTGTTAAATCTGTATTGAAATCAATTTTAAGAAGTTTTATGTCATGATCTTTTAAGAATTTTTCTGTTGGAGTGAATAAAAGATTTTTAGTTCCTGTTGCTAAAATTTCAGTACTAAAATCACCTAATTTAAGTGTTGTAAAATCAGTTGTTTTTTCAAGAATAAATGCATCATTTTCAGTAGTTAAAGTTACGATTTCTGAGAATTGAATATCAAAAGTATCAGGATCAATAATTTGTACTAGGTAATTTGCAAAATCTTCAATTAGAGGTTCTATAACAGTATTAGTGCTTTCAAATCCTTCACTAGAAAAATCATCACTTATATCATCGTGTAGTAAAACTCTATTTGTTTTGCATCTTGTAAAGTCGGTTAAAGTTCTATTTTGAAGTGTTAAAAACTTAGAACCATTAATTCTTGAGTCATAATCCTTTGCAAAGTCAAAATTATTAATCGCATCTACTCTCTGTTTATCATTAAGTTCAAGTACGTTACCTACATCTAAAACAACACTTTGATTTGATTCACGAACTGTTCCAAATCCAACTTCAATATTAGATGTAATTGTAGTATCAGAAAAATTCTTGAGTCCAGATGGATGAACTAAACGATTTATCGGATTAACAAATTTTTCCCATTCAATTGAACTCTTAACTGTATAAGATAAGTTCTGATAATAATCATTGTCAGGTATAACTTGGTAATCTTCATTTAACTTACCTATATCATCTAACCATCCATACTCTTGCCTGTTTGAAAAATCAGTTGTGAATTTTGCTTGATTATCTACAATACTTGTTATTTCAGCAGATACGTTACTTAATTCACCTTTAATTCTGTCACCAGTTCTTATTTTATACTTACCATCAATTTTTATATAATCATTTCTTACTTCAATAACTTTTAAATCAGTAATGACATCGCCAATTATCAATGTTTCTTTTAATTCAAAAACACCTCTTGATTGAATTGGTTCAATTACTGGATACTTTTTCTTATTAATTAATGTAGCATATCCAGACTGGAATGTTTTAGCAATTCCAGGATTTGTTGTAACACCTGCTGTACTAAACTCTACTATACATTGAGTTCCAGCAGTGTAGTTAACTACATCGAAAAATTCATAATTATAATTATCGGAATTGTATCCAGTTCCTTCAACAGTAGTAGTAGTGGATATTCCTCCACTTAAAGTACCAATTCCTGCTTCACCTACTCTTTGTATACCTTCAACATAAATTTCATCTCCAGTCGCAAATGGTTGAGTATCAAATCCATTAATTGGAGTTTCAAGGAAACAAGTTACAATACCAGAATTACTAATTAAAACTGAGTTAATTCCAACACCATTTGAATTGTTAATTGAAATTATCTTATGTACAACTGAGTCTAATCCAGTAACAGGTGATAATACATCAACTTGTGATATAGTTTGGTTAGGTGTTCTAGCTTGTAAAGAGAGATTATCAACAACTGTATTTGATATAGGATTGAATACAATTAAGTTAGGTGTGCTCATATAATCAGCACCACCACTTACAATATTAACTGAATCAATAATATCGAGATTATCAATATTAACAACAGGTGATATAAATGCCTCTGGACTTAAGGTTTTATCTGAAGAATATTCATAACCTATATCAACTGTTCTTATTTTTTTAATTCTTCCAATATTTCTTGAAGAAGCAATTATATTTGCATCAGTTCCACTTACACTATTAATCTTTTTAAATTGAGGTAATTTTTTATAGTTAAATCCTGGTGAAACTATTTTTAAATCTTTTATCTGACCGTGAACTGCTGTTGACTTGGTAGAGTATTCTAATTTTTCACAATCACTATTTGTATAACTTAAAAATTCTGGTATTACAGGCGAAAAATCAAAGGTGTCATCAGTTACGTTAAATATTTTATACTCATTATTATACTTACTATCAATAAATCTTATTTCTGAATAATTTGATACCTCAGTATCTGCAGTGCTTATAAATCCACCTTTGGTTAAACCATAATATAGTGTACCTGGCGAAGATGCTGAGTATTGAACTGTAAGTGCAGCACCTATAGGATCGGTATTATTAGTAGCAATACCAACTGTACCACCAGTACCAACATTAAATGCACTTGAATCTTGTGAACTTAAATATTCGTTTGTGAGATTTCTGTCATAAAATAATTTAAAGTCAAAATTTAACAAGGTACTACTTGTTAATCCAAAGTTTAATTTTGAATTTTTAACAACATCAATTCTTGGATTAATTAATGCAATTGATTGATTTCCACCAGTGTTTGCTGTTATATTTACAGTTCTTACTGGATTTGATTTGTTATCTTCAATAGTCTCTGAAAGTTGGAATCTTCTACTACTAACTCTATTAACAAAGTATGTTCCTGTACTTAATCCAGTTGCAGCACCATCATAAAATACTTTATCTCCAGTTTCAAATCCATGATCAACTATATCAATCTGATTAGTTTCAATATCAGAGGCAGTAAACAATATTGGATCAATAATTAACTTTTCAAATTCAGAATTGTAATTAACAGACACAGGAGTTGTAGTACCATTTCCAACATTTAAACTAGGTACTACATTCATTCTGATAGTATCACCTTCAACTAGATTATGAGTAGTTGTATTTGCTGCAGATACATTTGTTGATACTGTTGTTGTAATTTTATCAATATCACCAGTTATTTGTTTTTTATCTGTTTGGAAGAAATATAATCCTGAAGAAATTCCAGAATTAGATCCATTACTATAAAAATATAAACCCTCGCTTGTGCTTCCAATTCCAACTCTAGTAGTTAAAATACCAATATTATCTTGACCTCTATTAATAACATATACATCGAGTGAATTTTGTCCTAAATGTGGTACTTTAAATTCAGTCACTAATGGTGTAGTACCTACATCAAACCTATTTGCACCATTTCTTTTATTTAATGTAATTTTTTGACCTGTCTTAAATGGATGGTTTGGAATACGGATTGTTCTTGTTGGTATTGATACTACTTCTTTTAAATCACCAACAAAGGTGTCTACATCTACAGCACCACCATTTGTAGTTCCAACACCAACTGATTGAGGACCATTAAAGTAAATTAACTGATTTGGTTCTGATTCAAATTTTGTTGTTTTAACAGGTATACTAATTTTATTATTCAGGGCATCAATATTAGATCCAGCAGTATGTGCGACACCTGTATGTCTTAATACTCTAATAACTTTCCTTTGATCAAATACATCTAATACTCTTACTTCCTCAACATCTGTTACATTTCCTGAACCAATTCTAATAGAACCACCTATTGCAACATTAGTTGGTAATCTGTTTACATGTATATCTTGAATTAAACCATTACCAGATCCAATTGTCATTGTTTTTGAAAGTCCAACTCTATTAGTTGTGACACCAACTTTAAATGAATTAGTTAAATTTACGATAGAGCTACTTAACCCAGATATGGATACGGATGTTTGATCATTCAACTCCATAAATGGTAAAAACTGTGCTGTTACTTCGTCATAATTATTCCAAGTAAAAATAGCATTTTCAAATGTATTGATATTTGTATCAATACGAGAAATTCCAATACCAACTATCTCATCAACTTCTGCACGGAATCCAGAACCATTTGTTCCTTCATCATCAAAATCTGTGGTGTCTCCCACTTTATATCCTGTACCACCATTTAAAATTGTAAATCCATCAACACCACCCTTAGTGACCGCTTCAATTTTTGAAATTTGTCTTATCTTTTC